GTAATCTATCTCGTTATCTTCTACACGTGGCTGCGTGTCTTGCTTATTGGTATTGAGTTGTTGCTTGATTAACTCATCAGCTAGTTTACGAACTTCACCAACTTCCTGAGCCTGTCGTCCAATGAGCTTTTCAGCTTCTTGGTGCATCTTCATGATTTCGTCAAAAGATTTACCTTTGTACTTATCAGGAACTACAGTTTCAGTTGTTTGTCCTTCTGGAGCAGTTGCCGAAGTATCTCCGGTTGCATCAGTAATGGATTGGTCTAAGCTTGTAATACTGCCTTGATCATCTTGCACTTCAATTAATTCAGCCATATGTTTTCCTGTCGTAAAGATTGTAGGATGTTTTTAAAATAACTCGGTGGTAACGATCACCACTTATGAGCCATGTTCGGCATTTTGTCTCTTCTCCTGTTTGAGCTTCTCAGCTCTAACCCTAGTCCATCGGTCATAAGCACCGACGTGGTTGCCACTAAAGGGTTCTAGATAGATCCCAGTGGGGGAGATGATACGAGTTGCCATCTCGTCACAGTCACGACACTGAGAAGTTTTTACCGTTTCATCAACGAACTGCTCAGTAACATGATCTTTGGTACACCTAAACTCATATAGTCGTCTAGGCATACTCTAATTCTTTTTGGTCTTGTTGTAGTTGGTCGTAGACTTCTGCAGAAGCATCTCGAAGGTTCTTGATCCAGTTAAGGATTGACATTTCACCTTTTTTAAAATGCAGTTGCTGCTCTGTATCTACACCAGCTAGTGTATTTGTTGCTTCAATCATGATTTCTAGGTCTTCAAGGAGGTCAACCCATCCTTTTGTCGCCATCATGGAGAATCTATTTTCGTAATAGTCTTGTAATTCTTTGTTCATTTCTTTTTCCTTAACAAGTGGAGAAATGTGTTAATAGTTCTTGCAATAACACTATTTTAACACAAATTCAACCAATTGTCAAGTACTTTATAACTTATTTTGTTATATTACTTTAGTACGTTGCATTTGCATTACACTAATACGCTCGTTGGACTTAATATCTTGCTCTTTAAGTGCCAATTCAGCAACTTTAACTCGTTTATCAAAGTCAGATGGATCTTTAGAGCCACGAGAGATGTTGCCAATCATCTTAGCTTCAGCTTCTTTAGGCATAATCTGAGTTTCAACCTGAATCTGTTGAGTATCTGCAGCATTTTTACCGGCTTGTGAGTTATAGTAGTTGATTTGAGCTTCAACCAGACCATTTTTAAGCTGCTCTTCTTGCATTGCACGTTGTTGGGCTTGTGGATCAGGCTGTGACATCTTCTGTAACTGAGCAATGATGTCTTCTCTATTAGAAAGTGAGCTAGATTGAACAATACCTTGGAGTAATACAGGAGTAATTGGGCTATTAGGTCCAAGAGTCTGCATTAAACCAACCATTTGCTGCTGTTCGTACTCTCTAGCAACCATACCCATTGTCGAAATAGGCATGAATTTGAAGTCTTTAACTGGATAACGCTCAGGATCAAACTGCATAAATCTCCATGCAGCACGTTCGATGAACGGAATCAGGAAGTCTTCTTGGAAATTAATGAGAGCACGTTTGTTTTTCTTCATCAAACCTGACATTGCCATTGACAAACCAGCACCGGAAGCTTCGCCACCAGCTACAGAATTAGGCATAGACGAGCTATCCAGAGTACCTGTAGCAGCTAAAAGCATCTGTTGGAATGTTTGAGCAGTAGTCATATTTCCATTATCAGTAGAACCAAACTTGAATGGCATCATAATCTCAGCAGGATTGCCATTAACAAGGAAGTTCTTACCGGGACGTACTTCATACTTAGCACCACGGGGTAGACGGGTAGCGTCCATAGCCATCATAGGAGCTGTGGTTAGGGCTAAAGAGTCTAGGTGACTACGAATCTGTGCGTCAAGGGCTTTTTGCATATTGTAGCCCTTCTCAATGGTCCCACGACCCCAGAAACGACCCGGCATAGAGTCAGCTTGATAAGCAACTACAGGACGATCCTTCATCATGTAAGGAGACTCTTCTGCTTTGAGCAGATACTGGTTATCAGCAATAACAACTACAGCTTCAACCATGTCTGAGTATTCGTCAGCAACGCTATCTTCAGGGAAGAGTTCCATTGTCTCTTCTTCGCCTTCTTCTAAGCCATTAAGCATAGAACGTGGAATCAAACCATAGTAGCGAATTACAGGAATCTTGTCTGAGCGAGAAATAACATCTTCTTGTACACTTTCTAGCTTAGTATCACGGTAGCTAGGAACTACATCTACCTTACGATAGATACCTTTTTCCATGCCTTGTACAATGGTGTAGTAAGACATGTATTCTTCAATAGCAACACCTAGAGAGTCATCTACAGTTTCAGCATTAGGATCAATGAGGAAGTTACGTGGGTTGATAGCATTCAAGCCAACCATAAACTGCTTCTTCTCCATTGTCCCAATAGCTGCAATATTAGCTCCGGGGATAGGCTGAGTAGCAGGAGCTAGGATGGTTTGTTCTTCAATAACAATCTCACCGATACCTGTACCGTACATCTCTCCTAGGAGAATAATATTGTCAATAGATTTTTTAATTTTGCTACGACGGAAATCTTCATGCATCTGACGACGCACTAACTGGATGTCTGACTTGTCTGGATCGTTGATGTCATCTTCAATGTCAAACCACTCACCACGACCAAAGATAGCTTCAGAAATCTCTGCTTGCTTGGACTCAACTGCTTGAGCCATTGCAGGAGTGATTAACTGTGAACGCTCTGATTCACGAGTCTTGTCTGCTGGATCCCAGATACCACGGAATAGACGCTCGTACTCTTCCCAATAGATTACATGGTTTACGTCACGATGGTCTCTCCACTCAGTACAGTGGTCAAGAACAAAACTAACTAATTCTTTGTCAGCATCTGTCTCGTTTACAAATTCATTCTTATCGATGTTGTCTTCGATTAACGGATCACTCATGTATTAGTCTTCCACTGTTGATTTGAAGGGGTCTTTATAACTAGGGTCAGTTTCTTTTTCTGTGTATTCCATTTCTTCTACTTTGCTGTCGTCTATTGGACCACCAACAAGCCAAGCACTGCAGGTACGAGAAGCAGCACATTTGAAATCAAATAGTTCACAATAGCCTAAACCAGCACTCTCAATTAGGTCATCAGCATAACTTTCTTCTGTTTCATCAATGCCTGTACGGATACAGTCCATCATCTCAGAAGTTTGGATAAATGCAGAACAGTTACCACAACGCATTGTTTTGGCTTGATCTGGGGTGGTATTCCACTCTTTAGCTCTTTCAGCCCAGAATACTTTGTTAGGCTCTTGCGGATTTGCAGGACCGTAGCCTACGTTCTTAAAAGCCCAATCACGTTTCTTTAAGTTGTGTTTAATGTCGTAAGTAGCTAAGGGACAGCTTGTATTAGTATCCACTGATTATATCCATAGGTTCATATTCATCGGAGTTATCGTCTGAGAAATAAGACGTAACCGCTAGTTGATCAATGTAGCTTAAAGCATCAATCAAATCATCATGCACTTGTGGTGTTGGGAACATAAGGAACTCATCCTTAAAATCATCCCAATCTTCATCTTCGTTAAGGACAACCTTACCATGTTCAAAACGACCTTGTAATGCCCATATCACACGTTCAGTCTTTTTCTTGTTGCCGTGCGTCAAATCTTGTATATGACAGTACACATTATTAGACCTCATCAGATCGCTTAAATAGGGCAACACAGCGTTCTTAAGACTTCCTCGTTCTATTCCTACTGCTAATGGTTTAAACTCTGCTATGTTCTTTAGGATGCGTCTGGCAGTGTCTTGAATATCCCATCTACCAGTTTCTATCTTTTTAACAAACCATTCACCTTCGTCATCAACTTTAACCACAGCGATTGCAGTTTTGTCCAAACGTTTCTTACGCTCTGCTGAATTGTTGATGTTTTCAAAGCCAGCCAAGTCAATAGCGATGTAATATGATCCATAACTAGGTTCTTCTCCATATTTGAGCCAAGCGTCTTTAAATACGTCTGTACCAGCATTATCAAAACTAGCTTCGTACTCTTGCTTAAATGCAAAAGAACTTAAACTCTTTCTTGCACCTTCAATCTCATCAGGATCAATCAGAGGATTATCCTTGGTGGTGAAGTGCCAAGACTTCCAATCTGCGTCTTCACCTTCAAGACCAGTATTGTACATATCGTAAAACCAGTTACGTCCCTTTGGTGTGCCTATAAATAAGGCAGACCCTTTTTTATCAGAGAGAGAAGCACGTAAGACCTTCTCCCAAGTTTCACTCTTAATGTCAGCAACTTCGTCTAGCACCAGATACGTTAAACTGACTCCACGAAGGGTATCAGGACGGTCAGATCCTCTGACATAAATCTTTGCACCATTAACTAAAGTGATGTCCATGTTGTTAACGTGACTGGAAGCAATAACATCTCTTCCTAAGTCCATGAGGACATCCCAAATAATCTGTCTTGCTTGTCCTTGCGTTGGAGCTACGTACATTACCGCAGAACCTTTAGGACACTTCAAACCTTCAACAATCAAGCTGATCGCAGATAGTCTCGATTTACCGCAGCGACGACCAGCAACAATTACCTTGAATCGGCTTTGGTCTTTGTAGACCTCCTGCTGCCAAGGCAACAACTCAAAATCAAGCTTCATCTACGTCCACCACTTCATCAACATAATCAGAAGCAGTTTCTATTTTAGCTTCACCAATACCAGTGATGTTAATCTGAATGGCATTGCGTTGACCCTTAGCGTCTTTCTCAAACATGGACAATGGTAGGATTCTATCCATCGCCATCTTCAGTGCAGCCATCTGTCCGGGATGGTCATCATTTTGACCTATCTGGATAATCTTCTCGATGACAGCACTACCTGAAGTACCTAAGAGTCTTTGCTTAAATTCTGCTAACCGCCCTGTATCGTTTTTAGGACGACCCATTGGTAGTTTAGCTTTCTTCAAATCCTCTTTACGAGGACGACCCATCTTAGCTTTCTTTTTTACGACAAGTTCTGTCAATTTGTTCTCTCAGGTTATTGTCTTTTTTAGACAGCCCTACTATACTTTAAAGTTAACTTATAGGAGTATTTCTTTATTAGTTGTTTTACTTAAGTTGTTTTAACTTAGTTAGTTATAACAATATAAGATAAAACACCCTTAGTGTTTTTCGTCTAAGTAAAACATCCTTAGTGTTTTAACTGACAAGATTCTCCTTAGATACTATTATAACACTTCTTTGTCTCTTTGTCAATACCTTTGTA